CGTATGAATCTTTCTTGGTTTTCTAACAGTACAGCAGTAACGCTCTTCTTATAATTGTCCTTGATGGCAGCAGTGCCTTCATGGTTCAGAACAGGTGACCACTTTTCTGTCAGAGCTTGTGCGTTAAACATTTGTTTAATCTCTCTTATTTAAAAGTAAGTTAATTTGATATTATTTCCAGCGAGCAAGTGCAGCAGTGTACGCATCCATTGCTGGATTTGTACTTGGTGCTTCTACTCCTTCAACTGGTGTTTCATCAGCAACTTCTGAGGTTGCAATTGCAGTTTTCTTCTCTGAGAAATATGCTTCCTTAAAGGTTGTTACCTTCTTAGTGAAGTCTTCCTCTGATACGAACTCTACAGTTTCAGCAAGCTTGCTGAGTTTGTCCTTCTGAGTATCTGCCAATCCTTCTGACACTGTGGTCAAAATAGTAGTTTTTGCAGACTCATTTAGACGGGATTGAAGTTTCACATTGGACTTGACCTGTTCGTCTAGTCTTTCTTCCATCTCACGAAGTGATGCAGCCATACCTTCTACCACCTCAACTTTCTCATCGGGGATAGCAATATAGTGCTCTTCAAAGAGATTCTTGAGACCTACCATGAAGTCTTCAGTAATCTCATTCTTTATTCCACTGTCAACGGCGAGTTTGTTCTCTTCCATCCATTGAGCAACGGCGTAGTTAACTGTGCCATTAACATCTTCAGTAAGATCTGCTTTCGCAACTTCAATCTTTTCTAAAGTTTCTTTGGCAAAGTGTTCTACAATCTTGTCATGCTCTTCTGCAAGTTTTGCCTTAACAGCAGCCTCAAATATTGTTTTGGCTTTCTCGGCAAACTCTTCAGAGAGTTCAGTTCCTTCTAGGAGTGCTTTTACGTCATCAGATAAATCTACAGACTCAAAAGAAGGTTTGATTGGGTACTGTACATCTGGACCTTTAGAAGTTCCATATGCAATACCAGCTTCAAGTTTATTAGCACCAGCTTCGTCACCAGGCTTACCTGAAGTTGAAGTTTCACTAGTGTCTTGACCAACGGGAGCAGCAGCCTTAGCACCAGGATTATCCTCACCTTCTTCTTTATTAGAATGGAGAGGCTCTGACTGGGATCCACCCAAGTCTGTTACTGATTGTCCATTAGCAACTGATGGTGGTACGGTTGGAGAAGAACCTGATGGTTCATCTTTTCCGCTTGACTTCTGTTGTGGGTCACCCGAAACAGCTGAAGGATCAGATCCTGTAGCAGGTATAACAGTTGCGGTAACTGTAGGCATAGGATCTTGATACTCCTTAAGAATATCTTTCTGCTCAGTAGCAAATTCCCCGAACTTTTCGTTTAATACATCGGACATTATATCTTCCTGTAAATTTACTGTTGATTTATCTATAGTTTATTTATGAAATCATAAACCTGTGAGGAAGTCATTGAACACGGCAAGTGTTCTCTCCTCTAAGTTTTTGCGAGTAGCCTCGCTCATGTGACGATGGTATTTAGCCACTTTAGTCTCCTTAAGTATGCCGTTATCCCAAGCCCACTCTTTACCTTCCATGATACCATTGACAAAAGCATCAGGTGCGGAAGGATCAGCAACTATATCTGCTGCTGTTGCTAACATGAAGTCATCCATAACTACGTTACAGTCTTCACGTCTATCAATAGAACCCATTCCTCTGGATGAAACACCAAGTTTCACACCTTCATCAAGGAGTGACTTAGCAATCTTACCCATTGGGGTATCTAAGATTTGTGCTTTTCCAATAAAGTTATTCCCCTCAGATTTAAGCGAGGTAATTCTGTGGGATACACGGTCAAGATTAACAGTAGGACCGTCAGGATGACCCAACTCACCAAGAGCACGTGATGTTTTAACATACTCCTCGTTATATCTGTTAACTTCCTTCTCAAGAACTGAGAATGGATACATACGTCCATTGCGATTCTTAAGTTCAGACTGAAGGAATACTCCCTCAATATACAACTTCTTAGAATCACCTTTACCCTCGGTAATTACATTGACGTTTTCAATCTGTTCCGTTATCAGTTTCATTTGATGGTTCCTCTGGTTTTTCTGCTGGCTGATCAAAAAGTGTAGTAGCTACAGACTTTTTATAATCACCTATTGCATCACTTGATTTTGCATATAGCATATCTTGAATAGCATCAATTGCTGCTGCACGATTGTTATCTGCTATAGCAGAAACTACATTAACAACTTCAGCTTCAGGATTTGCTTGATCAATTGTATTAGGTTCAGTCATGATAATTAATTATTTAGTAGAACTTGTAGGTTTAGGTTGAGCTTTTACTAATTGTAATTGCTTTTTATGAGCATCATCCGCAGCTGCTTGATCAAGTTCTGCTTGATCTTGTTGTTGACTTGCTGCGATTTCAGGAGCATAAGCTTGGTTCTGACGATCCATCATATCCATCTGAGTTACATTGATAGGATCAAGTGCGAGACCTTTATCAATCTCCTTCTGCATTTGCTTATCAATCTCTCTATATTCTTTTTCAGTCTGCTCAAGAATATGCTTACGGATATATTCAATGGAATAATATTTACCAACAAACACATCCATCTGAGTTGCAAGATTAATTCGTGCCAATTGCATCTCCTTTTCTTTTAACTCATTGAAATGATTGTCAAACAAGAAGTCATATTGAATATGCTCCTTCATGTCATCCCAATCTTCAGGAGAAATTACTCCCTTGAGTATGAGTTGCGTCTTGAGGATGTCGTGGAATAACTCTCCAAATCTCTTACGCATTCTTCCAATGAACTTAGTAAACTTAAGTTCGTCACGGAGGACTTCTGTGGTTTTACCAAGGTTAAATCCTTTGTTATCATCGGTAAGACGGGACGGTGGAAGATTAAGAGAATTATAAAGCTTCTTCCTAAAGTACTCAACATCTTTGAGTTCTCCTAGATTCTGTCCACCAGGCAAGGTGGTGATCTCAGTTCCACGACCACCCTCTCTGCGAGGTAACCAGAAATCCTCAAGCATACTCATGTGCTTTTTGTCATCACGAATTTCACCAGTACTTGCATCGTAAACTAACTTGTTACGATACCTCGCCATGACATCACGAAGATATTGTTCTGCTTTTATCTTAGGTAGATTACCAACGTCAATATAAAATATTCTACGTTCAGGAGCACGTGATAATCTGTATATAACAAGAGCATCTTCAATCATTCTAAGTTGATTGAGAGACTTAATTGCTTTGTGCATAAAGCTCAAATGCATTCTCTTGTTTAAATCTTGTAGGCCACTTGAACAAAACGCTACTGAATCTACAGCCATTTTGATACCTTGGGAGTTAGACATGTCTCCCACTGGTCCCATCGCACCACCTCTTAGATATCCTCTTGGGTTGTACAAATAGTAATCAATATATTGACCCCATTCCATTTCAAGTGCAGTTCCCTGAACTGACTTTGCCAAGGCAGCATCAGGTGGACTACCCATCTTACCTAATTTTTGTCTGACCTTACGCATCTTAAGTGCATCAACATAACGCAATTCAAGAATGCCTTGTTTTGGATTATCTAAATCTACTACCTTATGATAAAAAATTCGTCCGTCAATATACCACGAACGAATAATTTCATGAGCACGATTATCAAAATTTAAAAGTCTTTTAATATAATCAAACTCATCACGAACTTTCTTCTTCACACCCATACCAATATCTAGATTTTCTAGATTGATATCTACACAAGAGTCATTGTTATCAGAAACAACAAACTCATTCACTATCTCGTCAACAGCAGAATCCACCTCAGGATGAAGAGCCATATCCCTATATCTACGGATTAGCTCGTACTCATTCCTTGCGGTGGCATCTGTGTCTACGTATGTCCCAAAATAACCGCCAGCTGCAATTGATACAGGTTCATCAGCGAGAGGAGGTACTGGTGATTGACCTTTCTTCTCAGCCTTGCGATTAATCTGGAAGCCAAATAATTGACCCATTACTAATTAAACCAAGTGTTTCCTACTCTTATTTAGGGGATGGCGATTCCACTATTTCCAGAAACAGTGTCAGTATCATCTCCAACTGTCCAATATGAATACTGGAACTCAACTGAGAATTCTTCAATCTGATCATTACTGTCATAAGCAAGATCAATAGCAGAAGAACTTGTTGGGAATGCATACCACAACTTATAAGATCTCAACTCAGTACCATTAGAGTTCTCATCTTTTTCAAGTTGTCTAACTACCACACTAGTACCATAAGCAGTTGGATCAATAACACCAGCAGTATTTGCTTTATGTGTATTGATGATATTCAACCACTTCTCAAAGTATGCTCTTGCCTTCATGTCCTTATCGTTAATGAAGGTTGCTGACCAGTTATCAAATGTCCTGTCTCCAGCAATCTTAACTGTTCTTCCCCTAAAGGGAACTTCAATAACTCCAACATTGGATGCTGGAAGTTGAGCAGACTTACACATTAATGTGATAAGTTCTTGATCAGCATCAATCTGTGCAGGGAAATTAATATCCACCTGGAACATATTGGGCCGAACACCCTGACTTACTTTTTGTAAAAATCCTGAGACGTTGCTAGTAATTGCCATTGTTTTAAATGTCCTCTTCTTTTATATATTTAACGAATTAGCGTCCAACGACTTCGCTGAACGAAACACCAGTTCTAGTAGCAGTAAATGTAACTGTTACATAGTTGATGGAACGAGCAGGTTTGATGAAGAGTTCCGCAACAAATTCGTTACGGTCAATTACATCTGCTGTGTTGTTTGTGGTATCGCAGACAACTAAGAAGTCAGTAATACCTTGCTGTGCAACGATATCATTTAGATATCCATTGATAGTTGCAAGGAATCCACCACGTGTAACATCATCATTGATCTCAAAGAGAACTGCCTTACCAAGTGCTTCAACTCTCTTCTCAATATTGAGGAAGAGACGGCGAACATTGATACGATCAAATGCGGATGGAGAAGCAAGAGCAGTCTTGTCACCAAATAGTACAACACCTGTTCCAGGGAAGCTAACTACTGGATTAATCCTGTTCTGATAAAGCTCGTCTCTGTCTGCCTTGTTTGGATTGTATGCTAACTTAACTACGTTGCGAAGACCACCACGTGATAGTCCAGCAGGTGAAATCCAATCAGCATTTGTTGTTGAAGTATTAACACATAGTCCAGCAATGTCTCCATTAGTTGCGACCCAACGATACTTATCGTTGAAGCGGTCATACATGTACTTGTATCCACTATCAAGAACAGCATAAGATGTTGATGTTACACTGTTAAAGAAGTTAAGTGTATTAGTTCTTTGTTGTACAGCAGAAAGAGCAGAACCACCAGAACCAATTAAGTTTCCTTTATATGGTGAAACAAATGCTACACAATCTTTACGTGCTGCTGCAATTGCAACTGCTTTCTGTGCTTTAGAAAGTGTATCTGCTTCAGTACCGAATGATCCACCACCTAGAACAAAATCAACCTCGGTTTCTTCTGTATCTAAGAATAAATCATATGCACCACTAACTTCACCAGCAGTATACTGATAATCATCAGTACCATTTCCTAGATCTGTTTCATTACCAGCAACTAGTAGGAACTTATCTCCACTGCTAAGAGCACTTGAAGCACTTCCAATAGCAGCACCAGCTCCTGAACTTGCTGGTTCAACAGTTCCTGTTAAAGCAGAACCGTGGAAAATATATTGTGACTGATCATTTATAATATCTTTGAAGTAAGTAGAACCACCTTCAGAACTCTTACCATCTGATAGTTTGGAGAGATATGTAAATCTTTCTAGAACTGTATTAGCAGCACCAGAAACATCTCCAGTTGTATCAATAATTGCAATATGAACTTCGTCATATGAGATGCCACGAGAAGAAGCATACTCAGAAGTACCAGGACGAGGACCAATTGCAGAGAGTTTCAACCCAGTTGAACCAATTGCAGTGTTTGTATACCAGTCTTTAACAGATGCTACTTCAATGTTATCGTTAGATACTGAAGTAATTTGTACTGTTAGATCAGCAGTAGCACCAGTTCCAAGATTTGACTTGTCAACTGTTACTGTTCCTGTTGCATATCCAGTACCACCAGAGTTAACAGTAACACTAGTAACAACACCGTTAACATCAATAACAACATTTAAAGTTAAACCACTACCAGAACCACCGTCAGCTGGTACGTTATTGTGGTTACCATTCTGACTACCTAAACCATTATAAGCAGTGAAGGTTGTTCCTGTTACAACACCGTCACCTGGTTCGTCAAAGTAATCACCAACTGTAACTAGACTTGTTGGGTTATCAAGAATGACTCCCAATTCTTTAGTAGCAGCATCCCAAGAATAAATTCTACCAGCCTTACCAGCAATCGTTGTGAATGCAGTATCTTGTGTAGTAGTAGCAGGAGCAGAAGCGAGTGTAAGAATTTGATCAGCACCACGGTCTACAGCAACCACCTTAAGTGAATTACCCCATGTACCAGCAGATCTTGCAGCAAATATACTTGCACCACCAACACCAGCAACCCAGTCACTGTCATTCTTAATAAGAACTCCAGCACCATTTGATGCGTTAAGAACACCAGTAGCAGCACGTACTACAGCTAGTTGTCCTCCATATCCAAGAAACTCGTTTGCTACCAACCAATCTTCTGCATTTGAATCCTGTGGTGTACCAAAGGTATCAATTAATGCTTTCTGACTAGAGATGCTTACAATTTCACCAATTGGTCCCTTCTGGAAGGATGACGCAAAAGCAGCAGTAAGAGCTGAATCTCCTACAATTACAGTATTCGTTAGGTCACGTTCTCTAAGAACTACACCAGGCGAGACTTGACTTGCCATGTTTTTCTCCTCGTAGATGCTCTAAATTATCTTTAAGTATTTAGAATATCCAGTAAGTCAAGAAGTCAGAGACCCTAGGGGGTATTTGAATACCCCTAATAATTCCACATATATGATACTTCTTCCTGTGTATCACCATAAGCCCAAAGTTCTCCATCACCATCAATGAATGTATCATCACCAAATCCATCATCAATAAATCCAAAGGGAGCCATGTCCTGTTCTATCTGATCTCTCTGTTCTTCATAAATTCTTCTTCTGACATCTTGATCTGTCATCTCTCTGAAATACTCTTGCATAACCAACCAAGCAAAGAGTACAAGACACATCACTAGGTCATCATGATATCCATCATCCGCTTCCCAACACTGTTTTCGCTGAAT